CACCAGATAATTTATCTAAAGTAAAAAAAATATATAGAAAATTAAAGTATAAAAAGAGATGATATTATGAGAATTGCTAGTATAAGTGATAATGATAGTGTTAATTCTATAACTGGATTTACATTATCTATATTTACACAATCTTGTCCACATCATTGTAAAGGTTGTTTTTCACAACAAACTTGGAGTGATAGTGGTGGGAAAGAATATAAGATTGATGAGATTAAAGAATTAATAAATAATTCCAAATGTCATAATATATCTTTTTTAGGTGGTGACCCACTTGCTCCACTTAATAGAATAGAAATTATAGAATTAATAAAGTGGAGTAAGCAAAATACAAATAAATTTATTTATTTTTGGACTGGATATTTAAAAGAAGAAGTTGAGCAATGGATAAATTTAGAATTAATAGATATATTGATTGATGGAAAGTTTGAATTAGATAAAAGAAATCTGAATTTATTATTAAGGGGAAGTAGTAATCAAAGATTGTTTTATAAAGGAAAACAAGTAAGAGAAGAAGAATTATTAGAAATAGTTGACAAGATTTAGTTTGTATGATATAATTGTTTTAACAAATAAAAAAAGGAGTTGATAATTATGAAGATTGCAAAATGCAAAATATTTGAGTATGATTCACGAATAAGATTAGAAGATGAGATTAATAATTTCATTAAAACAAAAACTGTAATTAGTATTAGCTTAGGTGTTCAAAAACACGGATATAGAGATTATTATACAGCTATTGTATTATATGAAGTGGAGATGGTATAATGAATACAAAAGAAACACAAATGGAGAATTTTATTACTGTTTATGGTAAAGAAGATTGTTCAAAATGTAAAGCATTGATAGAGAAATTGAAAGAATTAAATAAACCATTTGCTTATAATGATGATATAAGTACATTAAGAAGAATTGGAAGTCAAACTAGAATAATGTCTGCTCCAATAATTAATGATAATGGTAAATGGTATTCGTATGAAAAGTATTTGGAAATACTAGAAAAATAAAATAGTTGACAAATAGAAATTAATATGTTATAATGATTAATATAAAGAACAAGACAGCAAATATATCCAAACTAATTTTGAAAATGTGTGGGAGTTTGTTCTTTGAATATGAAATAAAGATATAGAACATAACAGCAATTATAAAAAACTTTGACTTGAAATTAAAGATAATATGTTCTATTTCTTGTTAAACTTTAAAGGAGAGTGATAACTATGAGTTTTAAACAAGGATTTATAAGTGAAGGAAATAAAACTTTTACTACAAATGGAGCAGAAGTTTATAAGAGTACAATGGATAACATTGTTGATTTATTTGGAACAATAGGTGATATAATTGGATTTGATGAAGATAAGATAATACCAACATTTATTAATGCTTTAAATGAAGATAAAGAATTGGCTATTAAAACTTTATTCTATTCAAGAGATTGTCGTGGTGGAATGGGAAGTAGAATTGCGTTCTTAACTATTGCAAAGTATTTAATAGAAAATAATCAAGGGGATTATATATATAATAACTTAGGTTTTATATGTGAATTTGGTAGATTTAAAGATTTAGTTGAATTGAATCTTAGTCTAAGTGAAACACTAGCAGAACCAATTACTAAGTTTATGGTTGAATATTTATTTGATGAAAAAATAAAATTTGATTCTCACGTAATTAAAGAATTATCTTTAGCTTGGAAATGGCTACCTACAATAAATAGTAGAAGTAATCATACTAGAAAAAAAGCTAAAAAGTTATTGAGTAGATTTAATAAAGTTCATAATTACTTTAAAATGTATAGTTATCAAAAAGAAGTATCTAAATATAGAAAACTATTAAAGATAGTTGAAAGAGATATATGTGCTAATACATTTGAAAATATTAATTATCCATCTGTTCCAAGTAAATGTATGAATATGAATTATGGTCTATTTTATAAAAAAGATGAAGATAGATTTACTAAATATTTGGAAGAATTAAAGCAAGGTAAAACAAAAATTAATTCATCTGTATTGTTTCCAGCTGATATAGTTCATAAATATTTGGGACACTTAAATGATTATTATAGTGGTACTCAAGATGTTTTGGAAGAACAATGGAAAGCATTGCCTAATTATTTTACAAAACCAATGAATATTATTCCATTAGCAGATACAAGTGGAAGTATGTATGGTAAACCAATGGAAGTGTCTATTGCATTAAGTATATATTTAGCAGAAAGAAATCCTAGTGAAGCATTTAAAGATTTAATACTAGAGTTTGGACACGACGCTCACTTATATAATATATCTAAAAGACCAAGATTAATAGATAAAATTAATGGCTTTAATAATGATTGTGGTAATACAAATCTTAAGAAAGCTTTTGATAGAATATTAAAGATTGGATTAGATAACAAATTAAAGCAAGAAGATATGCCATCTCACTTAGTTATTATATCTGATATGCAATTTGATAGTGCTACTACATCAAATGACAATTATGGATTAATAAATAATATAAGAGATAAGTTTAAACAAAATGGATATGAATTACCACAAATAATTTATTGGAATGTAAATAATAGAAATAACTTCCCAGAGTTATCAAAGGATGGAATTTGTTATGTTAGTGGTTATAGTCCTGCAATAATGACGGCAGTGTTAAATGCAGAAATGCTAACACCAATTGAAGTTGTTAAACAAGCAGTATTAGTTGATAGATATAAACATATCTGGTATAAAGGAGAATAGATATTATGAAGACTTATAATGTTGTAGATTTATTTTGTGGTTGTGGTGGTGGAGCAATTGGGATTGAGAGATTGGGTAGAACCAATACTCTCTTTGCCATAGATTTTTGGAAGCCAGCTATTGATAGCTATAATTATAATTTAGGTAATAAAGCGATTCAAATGGATATACACGACTTAGATGAAGAAAAAATAAAACAGTTGACAGATGGAAAAGAATGTGATATAGTAATAGGTAGTCCCCCTTGTCAAGGATTTAGTATGATTACTAGGCATAGATATGAAGATGATGAGAATTCTGTAAATGAAGATATGGAAGAAAAGAATCATTTGTTTCTTGAGTTTATTAGAGTTGTAAATATATTAAAGCCTAAAGTAGTAATTATGGAAAATGTCAAAGGAATTTTAAGTATGAGAACTAAATTTGGAGAATTGATACTTCATAATATAATTATGGGATTTGAAGATATTGGTTATAAAATTAAATATAAAATAATTAAATGTGAAGAATTTGGATTACCACAAGTTAGACATAGAGCAATTATATTAGCTACAAATGATGAAGATATTTATAATAAATTAGAATTTCCAATTGATAAAGGAGATAGAACAAGTATTGGAAAAGCAATTATAGATATTCCAGAATTTGGAAATGATTATAGATATGATTTAGATAAATGTTTTCTTTATATTAAAAGTCTAAGAAATGAGAATGATATTCTAACAGATAATATAACAAATAATCCAACAGAAATAGTTAAACAAAGAATAGCTATGATTAAAGCTGGAACAAATATGAACGATGTTCCAGATGATAATCCTTTAAAAACGAAATCTAAATTTAGTCATAGTTATAAAAGAGAACATATTTATAATCCAAGTTGTACAATTGGACATATAGTTAAGGCAACATTAATTCATCCAATATATAATAGAATATACACTATTAGAGAAGCTTTAAGACTACAGAACTTTCCAGATAAATATATCTTACAAGGTACTGTACAAGAAAAATATCGAATGGTTGCTAATGCAATTCCACCACTATTGACAGAAAATGTTGCTCGTGGTATAATAAACATATTAGATGATGTTGAGAAAGGAGAATGATTAATATGATTAAAGAAGATGTTTTAAAAATTGAATACAGAAAAGTATTTGATAAATATGCTGTTAGAATAGCATATCAAAATTATGACGTATTAGTAAGAGAAAACTTTAATGATTGTGGTATAAAAAGTATTTCTCAAATAGAATATAGAGATAATGTATTCTATGTTCGTGGAAGTAATATTAAAAAAGATGATAATGTAATCATAGTTGATTATAACCAGTTACAAGATATCATTGAAAAAGTAAATAAAGTTAATAGAAAGTATGGTACAATTGATAGATGGAGAGCTGGTGATGGCGAACATTATTATACTATACTATCTAATGGAGAAATATTTTCAATAACAGAAAAAGGAAGTAGGGAAGATAATGATAGATATGAACTTGGAAATTATTTTGAATCAATAGTAGAAGCTAAAAAAGTTATGAATAGTATTCAATGGAAAGAATTATGGAATGATGTAAAAGAAGATAAATTAAAATTTGGAGTGTGATTTAATGGAATTAAAAAATGTATATGAAATACAAGATTATGAGAATATTATATCTCATTGTTCAGTTTATGGTTTAAGTAATTCTTTAAGAGTTAGTGGATTTCCGATGAGATTAACTCATAATGATAATGAAGACTTAGCAAAAGCTATTAATAGGGGTAAAAGATTAGGTAATGAAGATAGTATATCAGCAGAAGATAATTATTTATGTGGTATAGTAGTTCAATTTGATTTATCCATTCCAAATAAAATGTGGACAGAATTTCAAAGATATCATTTTGCAGATATAATATCATCGCAAAGCACAATGCACCGTATATCTCAAATGGATGAAAATAGTTTTGACAAGAATACCCCACAAGAGATTATAGATACATTCATATCTCTTAGAGATAATTATTTAAAAAATCAAACAAAAGAAAATTATTTGCAATTATTAATGGCTATTCCAAGTGGATTAATATTGACAGCTGGAGTTACCACAAATTATAGACAATTAAAAACTATGTATATACAAAGATATAATCATAGATTGCCACAATGGAGAAAATTTTGTAAATGGATTTTAACATTACCTTATTTTAAAGAATTAACTGGATTAGGAGATGATGAAAATGATAGATAAAGAACAAGTTGTATTTCAAAGTAATATGGTTGTTGATGATGAGATTAATATAGGTAGAGTATTATTGGAAACACAATCTACAAGTAAAAGAGATTTTAGAGAATTAAAAAAAGAAATATCTCTTAATTTTAGTAAAGATAGACTTAAAAGAGCAATGGATAGTGCTAAAATAATGTCTTTAGGTGGAACAAGAGATACTATCGAAAATCTTAAACTAAGTGAGTTATCTTTATTAACAAATAAAAAGATTGATGAAAATGATGAACTTATTAATTTAAGAACACAATTCCTAGAACAAAGAATTACAATAGAAGAATTTAAGGAAAAATATAAACTTATTTTAGGTAAGATTCCAAAGTCTGAATATGAAAAATTCTTAGGACACTTAAAATCTATGGAAGATAAAGTTGTTGATATTGAATTTCCAGAAGAAGAAAAGGAAGAAATAAGAAGTAAAATAAATATGATATTAGGGTGTATAGAGTAATGGATAATATGAGAAATAATTATAGGGAGTATAAACTAAAGAAGTATGGTTTGCCAGATGAATATATAGATATATATATGTATCTTATTACTAGAGATAAATCTTATCTCCCTACTGATTATTTGCTTCAATATACAGATAGAGCAAATTTAGTTAGTCAAGGGAAATTAAATAAAGCAAAAGAAGAATTACTATTATTGTTTGGTAGAATACTTATATTTGGTAAATTAGGGGTTGATGTATGAAAAGGAAGAATGTTAATGTACTTGTAATAGACCAAGCTACTATAAACACAAGTTATGTAATACTCAATATTAGGGATGGAAATCCATTTTGGGTAGAGTGTTCAAAAATACTCTTGACAAATCCAGATTATAGTGATAGAATATTAGAGTTATATAACAAGATAGACACATTAATAGTACAACATAGTATTGAAGTTTTGGTGTTAGAACAAGTACCACCAATAATAAAAAATTTCCATACAACAAGCGTATTATTAAAATTGTTTGGAATACTAGAATTACTTGCTAAACAACACGGAATAGAGTTAGTTATGTTAAATGTAATTCATTGGAAGAATGTTGCTGGTATAACGGCAAAAGGTAGAGCGTTACAAAAAACCGAATCAATTAAAATAGCTATGAAAAGATGGAAAGCTTATCAACAAATCATTCAAGAGAGTGATGATGTAGCAGACGCATTGAATATGTCTTATGCTTTTTTGATAGACGAAGGTTATATTAAAAATAATAAATAGGAGAAGTGATAGTATGCAAAGAAAAGTTTATGACCAATTTACTATGGTGGGTATTTTGGATTATAAGGAGAAGCCAGAACTGAAAGAAATCGTTTCTAAGACTTCTAATTGGAAAGGTTATTCATTACAGTTAAGAGTTAATGTCAATGGCAGTACACAATTCTTAGATTTAATGGGTGGAGATATGTACGAAGATAATGGATTAACAGTATTATCTCCTATAAAATTTAAGAATGACGAAGGAGTTGAAATATCTTTAACTCATAAACAATTACAAGATGAAGAAATGTTAAAGACTGTTCCAGCTTTCAAAAAACAAAGATTTCACGATAAAGAATTTGTTTTTGGTGGAGAATGGATTAATGAAATCTATGACAATTTAGAAACATTAAAAGGTAGAAAAGTGTATGTTACTGGAACATTACAATTCCAATATAATAGAGAAAAAGATGTATTATATAAAAAATTCGTTGTAAGAAATTTATCTTTAGCAACAAACCAAGAAGATGAAGAATATTGCAAAGGACAATTACAAATTTTCTTTACAAATGGAGCAATTGATAAAGACGCTATTACAAAAGGAAAAGACTTTGACCCAAAAATAATAGCAGAATTAGGAAATAGAATAGAAGTAAATGGATATATTGGACAATATAATCAAGATAAAAATACTAGAGCGTCTGTAGAAAATATATTTTTCCCACAAACATTCTATGTAAGAACAGATAGAATAGACTTTAATGATGAAACTCAAAAGAAAATGTTAGCGTTTATTCTTGGAAGATTTGAATGTCCACAAGGTAAAATAGCTTCTGTTGGATTTGAAGTAGTTTTTAAAAGGGGTAATAGTGAAATTGAATTAACAGAAGAACAAAAGAAAGATTTATTGACAAAAGAAGAAATACAATATCTTGAATTGTTCCCAGACCAAAAAGAAAAGTTTTTAAGAAATAAACTTCAAATGACAATGGAAAGAATTGATGAAACATATCTTGTACAACCACACGCTAATATGCCAATACAAGAACTTCAAGAAGATATGTTCTTAGATATGTTTGAGTTATATAAAACAATAGGAGTATATGATGGTAAGGCAAAAGATGGTAAATCAACAAAGAAACAAGAAACAATGGCTTCTGAAAAGAAATCTAGTAGTGAAGTAAACTTTGGAGAATTTTTTGGATAATATAAAGGGGGTAGTTACTAATGGGATTCTTAAATAAGGTAAAAAAAAATGAAGTGAAGTTTGGATTAGAAAATTATGTGTTTTTAATTAGGGGAACGGCTAAAGCTGGAAAGTCATCATTTTTTGCACAAATTGTAGAAGAAATGTATGGTGATAGTTCAAAGGGATTACTTATCCCTTTTGAAAAAGGTTATTCTGCTATTAATGGAGTAAATATATTTCCATATACAATAACTCCAGAAGTCGTAATAGATGAAGAAACTTATACTGGTTGGGAAGTATTTACTGGTTTAGTAGATGAAATTATAAATACACCAGAAGAAGAAAGAATAAAAATAGTTGCAATAGATACAGTTGATGAGTTTATAAATGTAGCTATCGAAGAAACTTGTAGAACAAGTAGAATTAAAACAAAGAAACCTTGTGATAGCATAGATTCCGCCTATGGTGGATTTGGACGTGGACGTATGTTTATGAAGAAAATGATTAAAGAGCAAATAGAAAAACTTAGGGGAGCTGGAGTAGGTATTTTCTTTATAGGACATACAAAAGTAAAAACACTTAAAACTAAGATAGATGAAGAAGAATATCAAATTTTAGGTTCAAACTTAACAGAAGATTATGACGCTGTATTTGCAAATGACGCAGACTTCATATTAATGATTACAAATGATAATAAGATAGTTGATGGTAGAATGATTACTGGTGAAAGATATCTAAGATTTAGGGGAGATGGATTTTATGCAGCTGGAAGTAGATTTGCTAATGTTCCAGAACAAATACCATTAGACGCAAAGATATTCATTCAAACATTAAAGAAATGTGTTATGGATTTAGCTGGAGTTAAAGATGAAAAAACTATGAATAAGCTTGTTGAAAAAGAAGAAAAGGAAAGTAAAGAAACAAGAGAAAAAAATAAGAAAGTGAGTGAAGATAAGTTAAATGAATTAATAACAAAGATAAAACAATTTGGAGCGTCTGATGATACACCTATATCAACCAAAACAGAATTAATGGGTGTTATTGGTGAGTATGAAATAGACTTAAAAAATCCATTAAATAATAACATCACTTCTTTACAAGAAATTATAGATAGATTTGGTATTTAACATTTAGAAGTGGGGTAACTAATATCCCACTTTCTTTTATTAAAAAGGAGAGTAGGTATTATGAATAAAAGAGAATTAAGTGCATATATAAAAGATTATATTTATCATTATATGTTAGGTTATGGTTTAAAAAGACAAGGGAAATTATATGATAATATAACTAAATTTATAACAGAAATAACATCAGAAACCAATGATTATGATTATATTAGATTTTGTTTTGAGTTATCAAAAGAAATATTAGAAAGTGATTTTGTTTCTACAAAGTTATCTTCATTAATTATATTCCAAAGACAAGCATATATATTTGTTATTATTAGAGATAAGTTAAAAACATCTATGGAATTATGGACTAAAGAACAAAATAAAAAGAATGAAACAAGTACAATAGATGATAAATATAATATTCTATTAACTGATATGTTGGATAAAAATAAAAGAGTGGATATTAGTAGATTTATTTAGGGGGTATATATGGAATTTAGAAATAGAGAGATTATAGAAAATAACTTTGTGTTTTGTTTGTGGTCTAAACCAAAGATATATGGAAAGTATATTAAAAGGATTAATTCTTTAGACAAGTTTTTGGAAACAGATAGTGCTAAATTTTTCTATACAATAGGTTGTAAGTTGATAGAAAAAGGAATGACATCATTTGACCAAGCAACTGTATTGAGTTATATAGATAGTAATGAAATTATTAAATCTACATTTCTTGGATATGGTGGATATGATACATTTAAGACAGTTGCAAGTAATTTAGACCCAAACAATGTAGATGGATTTTATGGAGAGATAATTAAAATGAATATTATCAATGACCTTGAAGCTAAAGGATTTGATATTAAAAGTAATTATCAAAAGATAAGTCAAATGTCGGCAGATGAAATTAGAGCATATTTTAGTTATCAATTAAATAATACATTTATAAAGAGTGGGAGTGAAACTAGAATAGAAGATTTTACTATAACAGAAGAAGATTTTGAATTGTTTGATAGTGGAACTCAAATGGGATTAAGCATTGCTTCAACAGCTCCATTATTAAACTATGAGATACTTGGATTAAATAGGGGATTGAGTTTAATTGGTGGACACGTCAATCAAGGTAAAGCACAACCATTAACAAGTAAGATATTAACTCCAACTGGATATAAGGAATTAGGAGAAGTCCGTGTTGGAGAAGTTATATTAGGATATACAAATCAAAATATTCCATATATAAAACAAAAGATAACTGGTATATTCCCACAAGGTAAAAAGAAATTATATAAATTAATATTCAGTGATGGTAGTACAGTTGAATGTAATGATGAACATATTTGGACTTTATTAAACAAACAAGGTAAAAGAGAAACACATACTTTAAAAGAATTTATGGAAATGATGGATAAAGGACAAAATTTTTATATGTTAGAAAGAAAAACATATGAGCCACCAGAAAACAGAGTATTGAGATGTCCTTATGATTTATATGCAATAGGATATATGTTTGGGAATAGATGTAATGTATGGAGTGGATATTTAGAGTTTACGAACCCACAAACGCATAGTAAATTTATGACATCTATGGATTTAGGAGTTGGAGAAAATCCTACATTAACTGCAACAACAAATGAACAAGTTGAGTGGAATGAATTATACAGAGTAAGATTTTCAAAGGAATTGACTGATTGGGTTAAAGGTAAATTAGGAAATAAGATATTTGAAACAAAAATATTTATAAATACAAGAACAGATAAAAAATATGTTGCATTTGGAGAACAAATGTTATGGCAAACGAATAGAAAAGATAGAGAAAAGCTATTGACTGGTTGGTTAGATAGTACATCTGATATGAATGAACTTGGTGACCACTATAAAGTATCAACACAAAATATACCTATGTTAGATATGATGGTTGATATAGGAAGAAGTTTAGGTTGGAGAGTTGATAGAAATAGTCATAATATAGCTTATTTTAGAAAGAACTCAAATAGAAAAATTAGATTAGTTAGTGTTATAGATATGAATAAAGAAGTTGATATGGTATGTATTAAAGTATCAAATGAAGATGAATTATATATAACAGATAACTTTATACCTACTCATAATACATCTTTCTCATTTGCAGTAATAATGAAAGCTTGGTTAAATGCTGGAATTAAATCTTGCATTATATCAAACGAACAAACTATAAATGAATTTAAACAATTAATGATAGCACAAGTATCGTATGAATTATTTGGTGAAGATGGATTAGATAGAAGAAGATTAAAAGTAGGACATTTTAGCAATAAAGAAGAAGCTATGTTTAGGGAAATAATGGAAGTCATTAATAAACAATATGTTCCTTATATTAAATTTGCTAAGATATTCAATTATTCAATAGAAGATGTACAGATGATAATTGAAACATTAGCTGCACAAGGTTATGGTGGATTTATATATGATGTATTTAAGGCAGAAGATAGTGCAAGTGGAAGTGTTATTGGTGAGATGAAAGAGATGTCAAAAGAATTATTTATGTTAGCAGATAGAACAGATAGTTCAATTATAGCAACAGTTCAATTAGGATTAAGTGATTTGAATACAAGATTTTTAGCATTAGACAATATATCTACATCAAAACATATTAGTGAGCCAGCAACAGAAGTATTATTAATTCGTGGTATGTGGGATGATGAAATAACTGGTGGTAAACACGATATTAAAATAGAAACACCTACATTTGATAATCACGGAAATCCATTAAAGGATAAACAAGGTAAACCTATTATGAAACAAGTTCAAGTAGTTGGACAAGATTATAAGAAAATAAAGATTGTATTTTTGGCAAAAACTAGAAATACTGGACAAGGAATAGCATTGGCATATAAGTTTAATGGTGGTTTTAATCAGTGGCAAGAATTGGGATATTGTTATCCAAGTCACGAAAATAGGGGGAAAAAATAGTGAAGTTTAAGAATATACAATTTACAGAAGATACTATATTTAAGTTATTGGAAGCATTGGGTTTTACAAATATAACTAATCACGAAAAGGAATTTAAGTTTTCTTGGTATGATGGTGCTTCACCTAATGGAAGTTGTGTATTCAAAGATACACTTGTTTTTAAATATTGGAGTAAGGGATTAGATGGAGATATAATAGAATTGGTAAGACATAAATTACAATGTGGATATAGAGAAGCATTTAAGTTTATTGAAGAATTTAGTAATCAAAAATTAATATACCAAAGAGAAATGACTTCATCTATATTCCAATCTTATTTAGATATGTTAAGGCAAGGACAAAATGAAGACCATTATGAAGTCTATGATGAAAGAATTTTACTTGATTATAAGAAAACTATATCTCAATTATTCCTTAAAGATGGAGTTAGTACATTAATACAATATAGATATGGATTGATATATGATGAAGAAACAAGTAGAATAGGAATACCAATAAGAGATTATGATGGTAATTTAGTCGGTTTATTGGGTAGATTTAACTATAAGAAGGTTAATAATAATATACCAAAATATTTACCGATTATTAATTATAAAAGAAGCTTATTCCTTTTTGGTTTAGGTGAGAATAAGAAATTTATGCAAGATAAAATATATATAGTTGAAAGTGAGAAAAGTGTTCTTCAAGCAAATTCTATGGGATTTTTCAATGTCGTAGCATTAGGTACTTGTAATATATCAAAACAACAAAAGAAATTATTGGAACAAGTTAATCCAGATGAAGTTATATTGTTGTTAGACGAAGGATTGCCAGATGATATGTATGAAAAGATAGCAAAAAGATTAATTAGTTTAAATCCAATAGTCAAATATAAAATTAAATATATTAATGCTAATGATTGTAATTTAGGTAGTAAGAATTGTATATTTGATGAAAGCATAGACAAGGTAAACTATATATTAAATAATAAATTAATTGAAGTGATGGGGGTATAATAGATGATAGATACAATTCAAAAGGTTACTGAATTAAAAGAACAAGGAATTGAAGTATATTCGTATTCAAGGCTATCTAGTTTATATAATTGTTTATATGAGTATAAATTAGGTTATATAGATAAACATAAAGGTATGGATAATATATGGACTAAACTTGGGACATTAATTCACGAGTGTGTTGAGATGATTTATAATGGAGAATTAGATGAGAGTGAGTTTGAGTCTAAGTATTTATTGGGATATCAAGAAATAATTAATCAAGGATATAAATTCCCAACAGAAGTTATTGAAGAAAATATGCAAAGAAATATACAACATTATATATATACTTTTAAAAAAGATGATGTAAATACTGAGAATGAAAGACATTTCTTAGTAAATATTTCAAATATATGGCTTCAAGGATATATTGATAAGATAGTATTTAATGATGATGGGACAATAGATATATACGATTATAAAACATCATCTAAATTTTCTGCAAAAGATATTAAAGAAAAAGGACGCCAATTAATCTTATATGGCTATGCTATGGAACAGATGGGGTATAAAGTTAGGAATGTAGCTTGGGATATGGTTAAGTATGTATGGACAAGCTATAAACAAAAGAATGGATTTAGTAAGCCAGTATTGACAGATAGAAAAGATATATGGAATAAATTACAATTAAAACTACTAACATTTGCAGAACAAGAAGGGTATTCTAAAGATGAAGCATATCAATTATATCTTGATTTAGCTAGTGATGATAGAAAGGAATTGCCAGATAACTTAAAAGACTATTTTGTTATAGAGTCTGGAGTAGTGGTATATCCATATAGTGAAGAAAATATACAAGACTTAATTAAGTTTGTTGAAGATTCATTAGAGATACTTAATAAAGAAAAAGACTTTAAACCAAATAAAATAGATAAAGGAAATAGTTTTTATTGTTCATTTTTATGTGGTCAAAAGAGTAGATGTGAAAGCTATAAACAATATATAGAAACATTGGAAAATAAGGATGTTCCAGAATTATTCAAGGAACAAGGTGGTATCAATAGTGGTGTTGAAGTTGACTTCAAGGAGTTTTTTAAATGATATTATTTGAAGATAAAAATAAACCTAAAACAATAAATATATATCCTTTAATAGAGAATGAAGTTTTTAATGAACTACATTTAGTTGGAGATAGTAATGGATATAACATCA